AGACGTTGGCCGCGCGGTACGCCTTTTGGTTTGCGGCGAACTTCTCTGTGTTGGCGGCGTAGTACGCCCTGTCCCACGCAACCATCTTCTCTTCGTTGGCCTCGCGCCAAGCCTTCCGCTGCACGGCCACCTTCTCGGCGTTGGCCTCGCGCCAAGCCTTGTTATACGCAGCCCGCTTCTCCGCGTTGGCCGCGCGGTATGCCTTCTGGTACTCGGCCTTCTGTTCGCGGGTCACGCGGGTGACCCCAGGTTCAATCGGATCATGCGCAAACACGCCTCGAACAGCACCTCATCGGTGCGTCCACGGCGTTGAACGCCGCAGGCTTCGGCCAGGCGGGTGATCTGTTCGGTGGTCAGGGTCATGTTCGTGTTCATCCACCCAGGAGCGTGTTGCGGCCTAGGGCCATAGCCTGGAGCGGGGCACCGCCCGGGCCGGTGAGCAGCGTGGCTGCAGCCGACCCCACCTTGTTGGCCTTGAACAGCGAGGCCAGGTTGGGGGCCTGGCGCTGGGCCTTGCTCTCAGCCTGCTGCGCGTCGGCCTGCGTCTTGGCGGCTGCGGCTGCAGCCTCGCGTTGGGCAGCCTCTTGAGCGCGCAGCGCCTTGCGCTGATCGCTTGCAGCGCCGAACACAGCGGCAACGGGGGAGAGAAGGCGAAGCGGGTTACCGCACATGGTTCAGGCCTCGAGCTTAAGCGAGCGGATCGTAGTCGCGGGGCTTCCTCGAAGACATACCGGGCATGTTGCGCATCTTCGGGGTGTTGATGCAGGCGAGGGCCAGAGCGGATAGGTGGTCGGGGCTGCGCTTGATCCTGTCGACGATGTCCTCTCTGCTCTCGACGTAGACCTGGGAGCCGCGGAGCTTCCACTTCGGGGCGCAGAGGTCTGCCAGGAGCCTCTTCGATGGGGGCAGGGCGATGTTGTTGTTGGCCTCTGGGTCGAGCAGCTCGCGCAGCCGCCAGATGTGCTCCGACCGCTGATTGAAGAAGCCCAGACGCCCTGACTTGTCGCGCGCCCCCGACTTCTCCGAGACGTTGACGCCGAGCACCTGCTGCCTCGCCTCCTTCAGGAAGTCGTAGGGGCTCGAGCCTACGCCGATGACGTCGATGTGGATGGGGCTGTGGTTGCGGTTGGCCGCGATGGCGAGGCCCGCGACCATCGGGCCGTTGGGCGTCTCGCTGCCTGCGTACTCGAGGGGCTCGTCGAACCACCAGCCCTCGTGCCTGCGGTAGATCACGGTCTTGTCCTTGCCGCCTCGCGCCACGTCGACGCCGAGCGACAACATCTCGGGCTTGGGCGAGAGGGGCTTCCAGCGGGCCTGGGCCAGCTCCACCCAGCGGGTCGGGATGACCTGCCAGATGTCGTCCTCCATGCCCGCCTTGAAGTCGCCGTTCAGCATCTGGCTGCGAAGGGGTTCTGGCAGCGCCTGTAGCGTGCTCATGTAGCCGGTCCCGGTGAGGAAGGGGTTGTCTCGCACTCGCGAGGGGATGAAGGTCCGAGACATGGGTTGGATCACCAGGTCTGGGCTCTCTGCGTAGTCGGAGGGGTTGAAGTCGTACTGCGGCTCGCCGTCGGCGATGACGAAGGGCTTGCCGCTGTCGACCTCGAGGTCATTGCCAGCGACGGTCGCGAACCAGCGCAGCTCGCCGGGCACGGCGGGGTTGGGGTGCTTGTCGTCGAGCCAGGGGCCGAAGAAGTCCACGATCCAGCGGCCCTCTGCGCTGGTGGGCGGGTTGAAGGTCAGCAGGGCCTGGCAGCGTTGGCCGACCACCGTGGTGCGCAGCCAGCCCAGGAGGAAGCGCACCTGCAGCTCGAGGAAGTTGGCAGCCTCGTCGAACACGATCAGGTCGTGCGGCCGCCCCTGGTACTTCTTCTCGTCGCCAGCGTTGGGCACAGAGCCCAGCTCGATCTGCAGGGCCTTGCCGTCGCTGCGCGTCTGCCGCCAGATGCCCTTGGTCGAGTTGTATCCGTCCTTGGTGCCGAACAGCTCCTCGAGCCTGTCCTCGATAGCGGACAGCTCTGTGCCGACGCGGCGCAGGATCATGATCTTGCGGTGGTCCTCGATGCTCTTGCCGCAGGCCAGGTCGGTCTTGCCGCCGCCTGCAGCACCACCGTATCCGATGATGTCCGCCGTGCTCTGGTAGGCGTCGGTCTGCGGCCCAGGCAGGGGCCGCCAGCGTTTCTTATCTAGCGACAGGAGGGCGAATAGGTCGGCGCGCTCCCTCTCGCTCAGGTGGGGCAGGAGTGACTGGACCTCGGCTGCCGAGGGGGGCGTCACGCGAGGTCGCTACCGTCTTCGGGCTCGCCGTCACGGCGCGCCTTGGCAAGGGCCAGGAGCGAGGCGATCTTGGCAGAGGCGGCGACGTCGGAGAACTCGACGGGGCCACCCTCTGGGTTCGAGAGCTGGATGCCCGACTGCGGGCGGTAGCGGTGCGACCACTTCTCGAGCAGCTGCATGCGGGTCCAAACGCGCAGCTTGGAGCGGGCGATCCACTCGGCGTTGGCCTTGGGCCCGCGGTCGGTCTCGATGGTGTCGTGCTCGGTCTGGTCGGCGATGCGCATCACGTCGTTGGCGATGGCGTCGAAGCCCTGGTCGCGGGCCAGCTCGTAGGCGGAAGCGAACTCGGGGTTGGTGGTGACCCACTGGTGCACCGTGTTGCGGGAAGGCATGCCAGGCGACCGGCAGATGTCGACGAGCGTCTCGCCCTCACGCAGCCGGTCCAGGATGCTGGCCGCCAGTTCGAGGGAGTACCGGCCTTCTGGGTTTAGGAGAGGTCTAGCCATTGCAGACGGGAGGGTACGGCACGCGAACCGCACTTAGCCATACGTCAGTTTTGGTCGTACCCCCTCATCCCTGTTTCCTGATCCTGAAGGTGATGATGTCTGCAACCGTCGCCTTGTGCATATCGAACTTCTTGGCGAGCGTGCCGTAGCTCCAACCGCCCTCCTCATACATCGACCGCATCAGCTCGACCTCTGCGTTGGTCAGCTTCGCGTCGTGGTGCTTCTCGCCTAGCCTGGCCATTGTAATACATTCCTTGTGTGTTATATACAGTACGCACTTCAAAGGAGACCCTCGTGCAAATCGAACGCAACATCCCGATCCCTACCTCTGGCCGGGGCCGCCCCGCCCACTACGATCTCTCACAAATGGAAGTGGGGGACAGTTTCATCGCCCACCTCCACCAACACAAAGGGCCCCAATCTGTTTCCCATATGATCCGCGCGGCACAGAAAAAGACAGGGTACACCTTCACGCGGCGGACCCAACCCGACGGCTTCATCCGCATCTGGCGAACCTCATAATCCTACCACCTTTCGCCCTCGCCCGTTCAGTTTCGGCTGAACGGGCTTTTTTTTGCGCGTTCAACCTGCAACAGCACTGTAACAGTGGTAGTGTTACGGGTTAAGTGGTTGATTTAACGACTGAAACCGGGGTCTGTAACACTGCAACAGCACTTTTCCGCTTACCTTTCCCCTGGGGCCCTGTACGGGGCCCCTGTACAGTACACCCCCACCCTTTTATAGGAGAAGTACTGTTACAGTGTTACGCGCCCCGCAAATGCCCTGGTGGTGGGCCCCAGGCTGTAACACTACCACTGTTGCAGTGCTGTTGCAGGTCGTTGCAACTCACTCCCGCACCCACCTCCGAACGACCTTGCCGTCCGTTCTCTGCAGTTTATTGCGGAAACCGAGCGCCTTGAGCACCTTCGCGACCCGCATCTCGTCCGCGCGTTTTATTGCATGTTCGCGAAAACAGAGGGCCTCGGTCAGAACTTGGTGAACCGTCACCCCCTCTGCGCCCGGCAGCGTGCCATCCAGGTCGGGGGTCTCGAGCCACCTTTCGATGGCGTCCTCCCATGTGTCGGTGACCCGGTAGTCGTCATGGACGCCCTCGGCCAAGGCCTGGGCTTTATGCCACTCAACACCACCGGCCGCGTGCATCACCCGGGCCTCTGCCCAGAGCTGGTCCCTGTCCCTGGCGATGCCTTCGACGTCCACCTCGCCGCAGGCCATCGGCAACCAGCGCCGCGCGCCCGTGGGGTCGTCGAGAAGGTCGGTCGGGTTGGAGGTGCCCTGGATCACGCAGCGCCGCTGGAGGGTGACGGCGTACTCCTGGTACTTGGGAACCCAGTCCTCCTTCGAGCGGGTGATCCACGCCTTGATCGTCTCGATCTCGCGAGACCGCAGGCCCGACAGCTCTCCCAGCTCCACCATCAGCGCGCCGCGCATCAGTCGAGCACGGGCGTCCTCATCCTGGTGGAAGGAAAGCTCCCGGAAGGTGTCCTCTGGCACCATAGCCCTCACGCCGCGGGTCTTGCCCTGGCCCTGAGCGCCAGTGAGGATCGGCACCATGTCAGCCTGACAGCCTGGGGTCATGACGCGACCAGCCATCGCCGTCCAGATATAGCGCGAGGCGGCGGTGGTGTAGGGGGAGGCCTCGACCCCGAAGTACCGCTCGTAGAAGCCATCGACCCGGTTCACGCCGTCCCACGTCAGGCCCTCGAGCCAGACCTGTGCCGTGTCGACACTCTGGTGCTCCGCCACATAGAGCACGACGTCGCGGATCATCTCACGGCCCACGGGCTTGAAGCCCAGGGCGGCGAGGGTGAGGCGCAGCTCTGTGTAGTGGTGGTCCTTGAAGGCGAGCCACTTCCCCGGGTGCTCGACGTCAGCATAGACCAGCTCACCGCGGAAGGCGTCGAGACGGATGTCCATGCCACAGACGTCGGGGCGCAGGAGGGCGGGGCGGACGTTCTCGATCAGCGCCTCGATCCTGCCCTTGCCGTCGCGGATGAAGGCGGGGAGGGGCAGGTCGACCGGCTCGCCGTCGATCACCACCGGCGTCAAGTCCTCGAAGTCATCGGCCGAGGCGACGTCCTGCCAGCCGTGCTCCCGGGCCTTGGCAAAGATCGTCCGCTCGGTGATGGGGTTGGCGGTCTCGCCCTTCTGGTCGAGCCAAGCCCAGACCTTGATGGCCAGCTCCTCCTCCTCGAAGTGCGGGGCCCGGGCAGAGAAGTCGTAGGCCAACTGGTAGCCCTCGTCGCTCCCGCCCGTGGCGTGATGGATGCCCGAGATGATGTCGCGCCACTCGTCATAGCCCAGCGGGCTGGTGTCGTTGGGGATGGCGGCCAGGGCGTCGCGCAGCTGGTTTAGATCGCCCTCCGAAAACACAGCCACGCTGTGCGTTTCCCGTAACCGTGTCCGCTCGAGCACCGGCACGGGGGCGCTCGGCCGCCAGTCCAGCTGCAGGGCGTACTCGCGATCCATCACCTCGTAGTCGCAGAGCGGCTCGAGCGGGGCGCTCTTGCCAGCCAGGGGCAGGATGAACTGGTTGCCGAAGCCATGCTCTGGCACGCTGTCCTGCTTGGGGAACACCTCGGCCTCAAAGTTGGCCACGCCCTTCGCACCGTCGCGCAGCCCGACGCAGGACAGGATGATCCGCATCAGGTTCCGCACCGAATAGGCGTCCTGCGGCTCGGCCCAGACCGCGAACAGGTGGATGCCGTTGCCGCCCGTCGAGCGAAAGGGGGTCAGCTCGACGTGAAACGTGCGCGCGGCGTTGGCCAGGCCTTCGGCCACAGCCACCATCTCCTCCCAAGAGGTCTGCCCCTTGTGGCTGTCGAGGTCGAACAGCGCGATGCGCGTGGTGCTCTCGCCCGCCTTGATGGGGCAGACGCCGCGGGGCATCGTGCCGTCGAGGTGGCGCTTCAGCCGCGCCTCGGTCAGGGGCTCGCGGGTCCAGGCCATGCCGGTCTGGGCCTTGATAGCGGTGACGTCCGTGCGAGCGCGAGATGTCAGCGGCTCGAGGGCCGCGATGAGGTTGTCCTTCTCGGTGGTCATACTATCCCAGCACCTTCTCTGGGTTGACCAGGTTCGCGGCGGGCACGCCGAGCCGCTCGTGGATGACCTGGGCGTGGCGTACGGGCATCCAGCGAGCACCATTCAGCCAGCCGCTTACGGCCTGCTGCGTGACGCCGAGGAGGGCCGCCAGCTTCACCTGACCACCGGCCAGGGTGATGGCCTGTGCGATGTGCTCTCGCACGGAGGGGGTAGATCGTTGTGTCATTGTCCTGCTTTCAAAGGCCGAGGGCGGCCAGGTCTTCGGCAATCGACGGCAGCACCGGCCATGACTTGTGCCAGTCAGCGGCCTTGAGCGCGGCTTGGCGGCTCCGATAGTTCCGCCCGCCGCTATGCCAGATGTCGTTCTGCATGAGCGTGAAGGACCATCGGTCGCCGTCCTGCTCAAGTTCGGTGTGCCATGTGTCAGTCATGGTTGGCCCCCTGTATCGGTAGGGCGAAGGGCTGCGAGGATGGCGGCGACTTTGCGGCGTAGGTAATCCTCACGCTCGTCTGCGGTGAACATCGAGTTTGCCGCGACCGACCGGACCATCGGCCTCAAGATGTCAGCAATCTCCTCCCTGCTCACCCCTACCGGAACGACAGGCTGGCGAAGGGCTGTTTGCTCAATCTCGACCGCGACGCTTTCTAGGTGGTTGCCGAACCATGAGTCCGGTCCCGCGTGTCGCTTTTTGTAGGCCCGCACGATTGCAGCCGCCTCCCCGCTCCCTACCGGAACGACAGGGGATGCTGCGAGCATATCCCCCCAGACGCCTATCAGCGGCCCGTAACTGTCCAACCGGACGAGAGGCATCAGCGCCTCGCGGCCATTCACCAACATCGCCTCGGTCGGCTCAACCGGAACAGTCCGCCAAGCCTCCCCCTCTGGTGCCGGAACGACAGGGGATGCTGGCTCAACATTGCAAAGACGGCATCGTGGCCCCGCGTTCGGGCGATACCCGACAAGAGGCTTTGGGCAAACACATCCGAGAGACCGAAGGTGTTCCACCAACGCAGGTTCAATCCACGAAGCCTCCCCCTCTGGTGCAGGGGTGCGGCGGTTCCACATAGCGACAGGGGCCACAACGTCGGTTCCCGCGCAGTCGATGTGTTTTCCTCCGCAGGTCGCCTGATTGGCCCCGTCGTATTCAAAGGTGCGGGCCTCGCCCCCACAGAACGGACAAGGCAACAGTTTCTCGCCCATCACAACCACCACAGGCTGATAACGCCAGCGAGGGCCAGCAGGATGATGATGCTGCGAGGACGAAGCACCTCGGCCACGGCGCGGAGCCACATAGGAGGCTCGTCGGAGGGGCGGAAGTCCCAGCCACGGTGGCTGGCCTGGTCGGTAGTCATGGCCGCGACGCGGCGGTGGTCACGAGGATCGGTCATTGTCTCTGTCCTTTTTGCTGTCGGCTTGTCCCGACGGGCTCTCTCTCTATACCCGGCCCAGGCGTTGTACAAGCATTTTCTCACATGCATATTTTTCACAACCAAACGCTTGACACCTATTTCGGACAGGCCTAGAGAGGGTGGGCAGCCGGGACAAGCCGCTGCGACAGAAGGACAAGAGACATGGACCGCAAGACCCTGTTCATCCGGCTCGACAGCCAGAGAAACCTCGTGGTGTCGCTCGTTACCGACGAACGCCCCGGCAGCACCGACGCCGACAAGCGCGTCGTGATCCACGACATCGAGAAGGACGCCGTCATTTCCTTCAACCCCGCCGACTGGGCCGCGCTGGTCGCTTCTGTTGAGGGGCAAATCTGATGCCCAGCATCGACGACATCATCTCCTACGAGCAAGGCGAGATGGAAGAGGACCAGATGGTTGACTTCTTCCAGAACCTGATCGACACCGGGGCCGCCTGGTCCCTCCAGGGCCACTACGGCCGAACCGCAGCCAGCCTGATCTCCGCTGGCATCTGCACTCAATAAGGACAACAGCTATGACCGACCTCAAGATCGCCTTCATCATCCTGCCCCTGCGCGACAACCAGGGCCGCAGGACCACCGAGGCCCACGCCGCCCTGCGCACCGCAGTCCTCGACCATTTCGGTGGCTACACCCAGACCCTGGTGACCGGCACTTGGCGCAACGAAGACGGCGTCGTCTTCAACGACGACAGCCTGAAGTACGAGATCGCCATGAGCACCGGCGTCGGCGCTGGCAAGAAGCTGGTCGAGATCGCCGCCCAGGCTTGCCGCGACGCCGACCAGCAGTGCGTCATGATCCAGGTCGCCGCGGGCCGCGTCTCCTTCGTCAAGCAGAATGGGGAGATGAGCTGATGCGCGACGCTCTCTTCACGCTGGCCATGCTCGTGGTCTTCCTGGCCAACCTCATGGCTATGGGCGAATGGTATCGCTTCGCCGCCGACAGAGATTTGAGCACCCCCCTCTTCTCGGGGGGCCTCACCGCCCTCCTGGTGGCGGGCGTGTGCCTCGAGGTCGCCCTGGCCGTCTGGTGGCTCGCATGACCCGCATCCAGCTCAAGGGCATGACGACGCGCGAGCTGATCGAGTTCGCCCGCCTCGCCCACCTCAACCTGATGAAGCCCGACGGCGACCTCATCCTCGAACTGGCCGAGCGCCTCGACGACGTCTACCCCTTCCCGGTTGATGAGCAACCGGCCAATCTCTTCAACGACTTTGAAAAGGAAATCATGCTGTGAACATCACCCTCGACATCAAATGCCCCGAGCTGGCCGAGGCCATCAACAACCTGGCCGCCGCCATGTCGATCCGCTCGGCCGACCAAGAGCTGAAGCGCGACATCGTCAAGCCTGCCGAGAAGCCCTTCCTCGGTGCCGAGAAGGCGGTGTCGCCGCCCAAGACCAAGGTCACCCCCGAACCCGTGGTCGAGCCCGTGGTCGAGCCCGTGGTCGACGAGGCCGTGACGTACTGGGAGCTGGCCCAGCCCGAAGCCCCTGCGGTCGACTACAACCAGGTCAAGACCGCCGTCATGGCCGTCTCGAAGGCGAAGGGCCGGGATGCCGCTGTCGCTCTGCTCGGTGAGTTCGACGCCAAGGTCGGCGGCGATCTGACCGAAGAGCAGTGGGGCCCCTTCCTGGCCCGCGCCGCCGAGGTGCTGGGCTGATGCGGCGGGGCATGTCCAGCCCTTCGGGCGGCGCGTTGATCTTCGGCGCAGGCCTGGTGGTGCCGGGCGTGCCCCTGCCCACCAAACGAGACCCCTCCCTCCCTCGCAACGTGAAGGCGGTGCGGGTGGGGGAGGCGGACGTCATGCTCACCCGTGGTGAGCGCAAGCGCGTGCTGCGCAGACTGCTGGTTATGAAAGCGCAAAGAGGAGACATCGAAACATGAACGACACCACCGCCAGCAAGGCCCACGCCCGCCTCTCGCCCTCCGGCGCTCACCGCTGGATGGCCTGCCCCGGCTCCCTGAAGATGGAAGAGCCCTTCCCCGACACCTCCTCGGTCTATGCCGACGAGGGCACCGCCGCCCACCAGCTGATGGAATGGTGCCTGACCTCGGGCCAGGACGCCTCTGCCTATGCCGGTCGGCTAATCGAGATCGAGGAGAGTGGCCGCAAGTTCGAGGTCGACGAGGACATGGTCCTCGGCGTCCAGGGATACTGCGACTACGTCCGTGGCCTGGGCGGCGACATGCTGGTCGAGCAAGTCGTCGACCTGTCCCCCATCCTCGCGCAGCCCGACGCCTACGGCACCGCCGACACCATCGTGATCGTCGACGACACGCTCCACGTCATCGACCTCAAATACGGCCGCAACTACGTCGCCGCCGAGGACAACAAACAGCTCATGCTCTACGGCCTGGGCGCTCTGGACCTGGCCTCTCTCTGCTATGACATCAAGCGCGTGGTGCTGACGATCTACCAGCCCAAGGTCTCGATGGAGCCGAGCACCTTCGACATGCCGGTCGAAGACCTGCTCGAGTTCGCCACCGAGGCACGGATCGGTGCGGCGCATGCCGTCTACCAGCTCCACGGTGGCCGCAAGCCCGAGCTGAACCCGGGCGCGAGCCAGTGCCAGTGGTGCAAAGCCAAGGCCGTCTGCCCGGCGCTGGCCGCCGAGACCACCGCCGTGGTGACCACCGCCGCCAGCGTTGACGACTTCGCCGACCTGACCGCAGAGACCCTCCCCGCCGCCCTTGCCGAAGTGCCGGGCGACGTGCTGGCCGAGGCGCTGACCAAGGTGGACCTGATGGAGATGTTCTGCCTCGCCGTCCGCGCCGAGACCGAGCGCCGCCTCGTCGCAGGTGTCGAGGTGCCAGGCTTCAAGCTGGTCGAAGGCAAGCGCGGCCACCGGAAATGGATCAACCCCGACGAGGCCGAGCTGCAGCTGCGATCCATGCGGCTCAAGGTCGAGGAGATGTTCGAGCTGAAACTCATCTCCCCGACCACGGCCGAGAAGCTGGCCAAGGCGGGCACCATCGGCCCCCGCCAGTGGAAGAAGCTGCAGGAGCAATACGCCCAAAGCCAGGGCAAACCCTCGGTGGCCCCAGCCTCCGACAAACGCCCCGCTCTCACCGTCGCGGCTACGGCCGACGACTTCGCCCTGATCGAGGAGCCCCTCGCGTGATCCACGAACTGATCGCAATCCTGCTCGCCGTCTACGGTGCTTGCCGTCTGGTCCTCGACCTGATCGACACCCTCTGGCCGGTGCGCTGACCCCATGTCTCGGTTGATTGGAAAGCTGCCCGCCGCAGCCGAGGCTCTTCTGAAAGAGGCAGCAAATACCGGCTTGCCTGGGTCTCTGATCCGGCGCATAGCTATTGATCGTGCCTACGAGACCATCGCTAAATCCCATCCTGAAATGCTGAAGAGAGATACGAATATGAAAGTCAACTTCCTCGCCCGCTGCGCCTTCATCAACGTCTTCGAGGCCACGGCTATCGACGGCGGCGACCCGGCGTTCAACGGCAAGTTCATCATCGACCCGGCCGACACGGCCACGGTCAAGAAGCTCGACGAGGCCATGCTGGCCGTGGCCAAGGAGAAGTGGGGGGCCAAGGCCCAACAGGTCTTCGACAACCTGGTCAAGACCGGCAAGAAGCCGGAGGTCGGCTTCGTCAAGGAGCCCTACAAGAACAAGGACGGCGACGCCTACGACGGCTTCGAGGACATGTTCTACGTCACGGCCAAGTCGTCGACCCGCCCGCTGCTGATCGACAGGGACAAGACCCCCTTGGTTCAGTCGGACGGCCGCCCCTACTCGGGCTGCAAGGCGATCATCCAGGTCGAGTTCTGGGCGCAGGACAACAAGTGGGGCCGCGGCATCCGCGCCCAGCTCAAGGGCCTGCAGTTCCACAGCGACGGCGACGCCTTCTCGGGCGGCGCACCGGCCTCTGCCGACGACTTCGACGACATCGCAGACGGTGTTGACGCGGACGATCTGGCGTAGCAAAGAGAAGGGGCGGTCCTCCCGGGCCGCCCCCGATCTTCTAGAAGGACAAGAGACAATGGCCTCCGTTCCACGTTTCGGCCCGCGCCCTGCACCGCGCCAGGCCTTCCAAGAATACAAAGTCTCCGTGGAGCAAACCTTGCTCTGGGAGCAAGCGACACCGCGCACCCTGGTCGAAGACCTGCCGGTGTTTGACAGGGGCAAGGACCAGGCCGCCTGGGGCGGCCGTGTTGCCACGGCGACCTTCGCCCGCGCCGCCAGCGACCGCCGCCCGGGCACGCCCCTCCCTCCCGAGGCCACCGGCGATCCGCACCCCGACAGGCTGGCCCGCGCCGAGGCGATCCGCAAACAGATCGAGGCGCACGACAACCGCTACCGGATCGAAGGCTCGACCGATGAGCAGCGCGCCCTGGGTCTGCGGCCAGAGGGCCGTGGCCGCGGCAAGGGCAGCTCGACCTTCTCCAGCACGCCCGACATCCCCGAACCCCGCAGCTATTACATCGACGTCCTGCCCGAAGACGCCGCCGTCGAGGCGCGCCGCGGCGACCAGGTGCTGCTGTTCGTCACCCTCTCCGACGCCGCCCGCTGCATGACCGGCGAGCGCAGCGCGAAGTGGACCAAGGCCATCCAGAACGCGGCCGGGGGCCTCACCAGAGGCGCGTTCGGCTGGGAGTGGACGCGGCTGCGCAGCCGCCAGAAAGCGAAGTGGAAGTCGTGACCACCTTCTACGGGGACACGGAGACCTTCTGCGAAACGCCCCTCGCCCACGGCCTGCACCGCTACGCAGAGAAGGTCGAGATCACGATCCTGGCCTGGGCTATCGACGAGGGCCCGGTCGAGGTCATCGACTGCACCAGGCCCGGCTGGGAGGACAGGGTCAAGGTGGCCCTGGCCGCCGCCGACGCCGCCGACGAGCAGGTCTGGCAGAACTCTGCCTTCGACCGCACCGTCATGCGCCATGCATGGGGTTACGAGATGCCGGTCGAGAAGGTCGTGGACACGATGGTCCAGGCCCTCGCCCACGGCCTCCCCGGCTCCCTCGACAAGCTGTGCTCGGTGCTGGGCGTGCCGACTGACCTTGCCAAGCACAAGGAGGGCAAACAGCTGGTCCAGCTCTTCTGCAAGCCCAGGCCTGCCAAGCAGAAGATCAGGCGCGCGACGCGCGAGACCCACCCCATCGAGTGGCAGCGGTTCCTCGACTACGCGGGGTCCGACATCCTGTCGATGCGCGAGGTGCGCAAGCGCCTGCCCAAATGGAACTACCCCGCGAACCAGCGCGAGCGTGACCTGTGGGTGCTCGACCAGAAGATCAACGACAGGGGCGTGGCCGTCGACCTGGCCCTGGCAGAGGCCGCCGTGCGCGCCACAGACCTGGCCAAGAAGGGGCTGAAGGCGAAGACGCAGGAGCTGACCGGCTTCGACCCGGAGACGGGCCAGGGGCTCGAGAGCACCACCCAGCGCGATGCCTTCCTGAAGTACCTGCTCGGCGAGTTCGGCGTGGACCTGCCCGACATGCAGAAGGGCACGCTCGAGCGGCGACTGGCCGACGAGAACCTGCCAGAGCCCGTCAAAGACCTGCTGCGCATCAGGCTCATGGCCACGGTGTCGTCGACTGCCAAGTACAAGACGCTCCTGCGGGGAACGTCGAGCGACGGGCGGTTGCGGGGGACGCTGCAGTTCTGTGGCGCTGCGCGCACCGGCCGCTGGGCTGGCCGCCTCTTCCAGCCCCAGAACCTGATGCGCCCGAGCATGAAGCAGGTGGCCATCCTCGAGGCCATCGAGGTCTTCCTCGCGGACTGCGCGGACCTGGTCTACGACAACGTCATGAACACGGCGGCGAACTGCACGCGCGGCGCTCTGACGGTCGGGCCCGGCAAGAAGATGGTGTCCTCCGACCTGGCCAACATCGAGGGCCGGTTCCTCGCATGGCTGGCGGGCGAAGAGTGGAAGCTCCAAGCCTTCCGCGCCTTCGACACCTTCCTCTTCAACGGCGACGGATCGCCGACGCTGTTTGTCAACAAGAAGGGGGAGCTGGAGCACAAGCGCGCCGGGCCCGACCTCTACCACGTCGGCGCTTCCGAAATCCTCGGCATCAAGGTCGAGGACGTGACCGACGATCAGCGCCAAGCGCAGGGCAAGGTGCCCGAACTGGCCTGCGGTTACCAGGGCGCGGTCGGCGCGTTCCAGGCGATGGCCCGCATCTACGGGCTGGAGATGTCCGACGCCCGGGCGCTCGAGATCGTGAAGGCCTGGCGCAAGAAGAACAAGCACATCGTCGAGCTGTGGTACGAGACCGAGCGCGCCGCGATCCGCGCCGCAGAGCAACCGGGCCTGCGGGTCGAGGCGGCCGGTGGCAAGCTCGTCTTCCAACGCGACGGCAGCTGGCTGCGCATGCGCCTACCCTCGGGCCGCTGCCTCTGCTACCCGGGCGTGGCGGTCGAGGAGGGCAAGCTCTCCTACATGGGCGTCAACCAGTACACCCGGAAGTGGGAGCGGCTCTTCACCTACGGCGGCAAGCTGATCGAGAACGCCACGCAGGGCGGGGCTCGCGACGTGCTGGCGCACAACATGGCCGAGGCCGAGGCGGCTGGGTTCGAGATCACACTCACGGTCCACGATGAGCTGGTCACGGAAACAATCGACAGCGGGCAGTTTACAAGCGAACGGTTGTCTGCCATCATGTCGACCGTGCCCCCTTGGGCGACGGGCCTCCCGCTCGCCGCCTCCGGGTGGGAAGGACAGAGGTATAGGAAATGATTGCCCCTCGTAACCACGCGCTGCCCGCCTGCGTCTGGCCCGGCGGCACCGCCAAACCAAACGCGCGGCCGCACATCCCGCCGCACGAACGCGCTCGCCTGTTGGCCCAGCCGGGGCCTGCGCCCCATGCGTGAGAGCACAGTCGAAGCGCACCTGCGCAAGAAGGCGACAGCTGCTGGCGCTCTGGTCAGGAAGATGTTCTGGCCGGGGCACCGCGGTGCGCCGGATCGGTTGGTGATCTGGCCGGGGTTCCGGCTTGGCGCCCCGATCCCCGGCCCGGAGGCGCAGGACTACGTCGCCGCTGTGACCCGCAAGATCGCGGCCGAGATGCCCGGCACCGCCGTGATCCACTTCATCGAGCTGAAGGCCCCCGGCAAGAAGCCCGATCCGCATCAGGAGCGGGAGCACGAGAAGTTGCGCGCTATGGGCTGCGCGGTCTACACTTTCGACAGCATCGAAGCTGTCGACGAGTACATCGCGAGGAGGACACAGTGAACCCTTACCACCAAATCCGAGAGCGCCGCGCCCCGAAGCCGACGGGCGGCAGCATCGCCCACAAACCCTGGACCGCCGCAGAGTTGGCCCGGGCCATACGCCACCGGCGTGCCGGTCGCAGCGCGGCGGAAATCGCCGAGAAGCTGGGCCGCACCCGCAACTCGGTCATCGGCGCTTTGCACCGGGCGGGTGAGCCAGGCGTGCTGAATAACCAGTTCCCCGATCCTTGGGGCCTGCGCCTTGTCCCGTGAGTACGTCCCCAGGCCCTGGCAACCGGCCATGATCGACCACGTCTGCGAGGTCGTTCGCGCAGGTCAGTGGGCGGGGATGGGCACGGGCAAGACCTCGGCCACATTGGCCGCCCTCGACCTGCTCCACCTCTGCGGCGAGGTCACGCGGCCCGCTCTAGTCATCGCGCCCAAGAGGGTGGCCGAGCACACCTGGCCCGACGAGGTCAGGAAGTGGGACTTCTGCGCGGGCTGGCAGGTCGACACGATCCTGGGCACGCCTGCCGAAAGGCTGGCAGCTCTCGGCCGTGCGCGCAGGGGCGGCTCGCCTCTCGCCACGATCAACTACGAGAACCTGCCGTGGCTGCTCGAGAAGCTCGACGGCGACTGGCCCTTCGGCATGGTCATCGCCGACGAGAGCACCAAGCTGAAGAGCTTCCGCGGCGGCTTCCGCACGCATGCGACCACCGGCAAGACCTATTACCAGGGCGGCGGCTCGACCAGAGCCAGGGCCCTGGGCCGCGTCGCGCACCGCACACCGCGCTGGATCAACCTGACGGGCACGCCGTCGCCGAACGGGCTGCAAGACCTCTGGGGGCAGGGCTGGTTCCTCGACGCTGGCCAGCGTCTGGGCCGTACCTTCGAGAGCTTCAAGGAGCGGTGGTTCCAGAAGTCCTTCGACGGCTTCAGCATCGACCCCCTCCCCTTCGCGCAGGAGCAGATCGAGACGGCGCTCCGCGACATCTGCCTGACCACCGAGGTGCCGGTCGAGAAGCCCCTGTTCAACGAGATCAGGGTCGAGCTGCCCGACAAGGCCCGGGCCCAGTACCGCGAGATGGAACGCAAGATGTGGACCGAGATCAAGGCGGTCGGCATCGAGGCGGTCAACGCCGCCGCGCGATCCGGCAAGTGCCTGCAGATAGCCAATGGAGCAGTCTATGACAACGAAGAGAACAAGGCCTGGCACGAAGTGCATGGGGCCAAACTGGACGCCCTGGAGAGTGTGGTCGAAGAGAGCGGAGGAGCACCAGTCCTCGTCGCCTATAACTTCCGACACGACCTCGAGCGATTGCAACGAGCCTTCCCCGCAGGCATCGACCTGTCGACGTCGGCTGGCCTGCGCCGCGCTAAGGGAGGCGAGGGTCGCGTATGGTTTGCCCATCCGGCCAGCCTCGGCCACGGGGTAGACGGGCTGCAGGAGCACTGCAACATCGTCGCCTTCTTCGGGTTGGATTGGAACCTTGAGAACCACGACCAGATCATCGAGCGCGTCGGGCCCATGCGCCAACAGCAGGCGGGCAAGAAGCGCGCCGTCTACGTCCACTACATCCTGGCCACCGGCACCGTGGATGAACTCGTACTAGACCGGCTCACCACCAAGAGGAGCGTCCAGCAGATCATGCTAGACGCCATGAAGAGGAACACATGACCGACGACGCACACTTCGACGCCAGCCCCGACGTGCTGAGCGACAACGCGCAGGGCCGCCTGCGCGGCATCATCGAGCGCCTCGAGCGTCTCGACGAGGACAAGGCCGCCGTGATGGCCGACATGAAGGAGGTCTTCGCCGAGGCCAAGGGCGAGGGCTATGACGTGAAGACCCTGCGCAAGGTGCTGCGCATCAGCAAGATGGACAAGGCCAAGCGCCAAGAGGAAGAGGCGATCCTCGATCTCTATCTGTCAGCTTTGGGTTTGATCTAGCACCAACTTGTGTTAGGTTAGCTGCTGGCCTCACGGCCTCCCGGGAGACGGGGCCGTGGGATGAGTGGCGCGCGATCAAGCGCGTGTCACGCCCAAAGCCCCGGCCGCTGGTTACTTGTCCTTCCCAGCGGCCGGGGCTTTTTGCTTTAGAGCACCCGGATCAGGAAGTTCTGCACGATGGAAGGCTGCACGTTCTGGCTCGCGCCTGCGCCCGCGTCGGCCAGGGTGATGCCCGTGGTGGCCGAGCCGCTGTTGTACGGCGTGACGGTTTCGCCGCCGCCAGCGCCCGTAGCTGTGGACCCCGAGCTGGTGACGTCGCTCGACGAGGGGGGCGAGATCAGGTGGACGTGGCCCGGGTCTGTGACCGCGTGGTTGTGTTGGTGCAGCCGCTCGTCGCCGCCGGTCGCGCCGAGCACGTCGCCGTCGAAGCCCGCGACCGCGGCCGTGATCCGGTTGGCCGAGGTGCCGCCCATGTCGTCTTGGCCGACGGCTACGCGGCCCCGGCGGTCGGGCAGGTTGAAGGTGGTCGTGCCGTCGCCGACGCCGTGCGCCGTGCCGAGCCGCGCGAAGAGAGTGGCATAGGTCGTGCGGCTGACGGCCTGCCCGTAGGGGAAGACCCAGGTCACGCCCTGCACCACGGCGGGTTCGGTGGTGCCAGCGTACTCGATCACCGTGCCGATGGGGCAGATGATGTTGGCCAGCGCCACGACTTCAGCGGCGGTCGGGTAGTCCTCGGCGAGCAGGGACTGAGGGACGAAGGTGGTCATGGTCTCGTTCTTTCAGCGGGCCCAGAAGGCGTACCAGGGGGCGTTGACGGCGCGGTAGGCACGCTGGTCTCGCGCCTCGCACAGCTTGATGACGGCCAGGCCGTCCTTCTTGTCGCGTTCCGACTGCGTGAGGCGGCCGGTCTCGTCGAGGGCGTAGTTGCGCCAGTCGTCCAGCGGCACGCCGCTGTCGGCGAGGGTAGCGTGGCCGACGACGTTGCCCAAGATGGCCTCGCCGAAGACCGAGCAGCCTTCAGCAGGCGCTGATACCCTGGAGCTTGCACAGCTGGTAGCGAGCAACGCGCTCGCGGTCAGCAGGATCAGCTTGGCGTACCGCATCTTGGGCCTCCTGTACCTGGGTCTGGGTGGCGGCGTCGGCCGCCGCGTTGTTGACGGTGATCTCAAAGGTCTCGGTTGCCGTCGCGGTGCGCGCGTCGGCGATGGTGGCTTGGTCCTTGGCCTGGTCGGCGGAGGTGCATGCCCCGCGCCACGAGAGCAGGGACAGCACGGCGACGACAACGGCCGCCAGGATCAGCCATGTGCGAAGGGGGAAGGGGTTCTTCATAACACCAGCTCGAAGTGGGGGCTGTCGCTCTCGCCCTTCTCGCGCGGCTTGCCGTCGCGGTCCCAGTCAGCGCCCCACCGGATGGTGGTGCCGAGCGTCTTGGCTGCGCCGAAGACGGCGGCGGCCATGTCGTCGAACTTGTTGAGGTCGTTCCAGTCCACCGGGTAGGGCACGATGTCGACCGCGTGGCCGTAGCCTGTTTCCGGGTTGACGAAGTGGTTCGACTTCAGGGTCCACGTCACCTTGTTGCCCGGCTTCGTGCGGCCTTGGGCGTAAAGCTCGGCCTGACGTGCGGGTGTGCGGACGCCCTCGAGGACCATGAAGTCCTGCTCAGTGCGCTGGATGGCCAGCTCGAGGACGGCGACCAGCTTGGGGTGAACGCCGCGGAGGCGGAACTTGGATTGAGCGCCGAGAGCGTAGGTCATGGCTTCTTCCAGCTTGCGACGATGCGGGCGAGGTCGGAGGCCGACGCGCCGCCCATGTAGAGGAGGGCGAAGAAGGCCTGCGAGCCGATCAGGGCGAGCGCCACGTCGCGCAGGGGCCCACCTTCACTGAGCTTCCAGATGATGCCGACCAGCAGGATCGTGGTCGACACGACGTAGCCGATGGTGACCCAGCGACGCCAGTGGAACGACGGTTCGGGGAGGGGGTCTTGGTTATCGGTCATTCGCCGCCCTTTCGGAGCGCGGGGGGCATCAGCCGCTCGATCAGGCTCGTCAAATGCTTGAGCTGCTCTTGCACCCGAATGACCTCTTCCCGCGTGTTGTCGTGGCTGGCCTCTTTGGCTTGCAGGGCGGCGACCACTGCAGCCAACGCACTGATTTGCGACGTCAGCGTGGCAAGTTGATTTGTCGTTGCCGTGCCGTTGACGCGGCCTTCAAGCCGCACCAGCCAAACGATTACGGCGACGCCAGCGAGGCCGAGGGTGATGAGGTGGCCAGGTTCGAGGGCCATTAGTCAATCAACGAAGAGCTGCGGAGGGTGTCGTCGATAGCTTTCACGCGGCGGGACAACGCCTGAACCGCGTCTGCTAAGGTCTGGATAGTCGCCTCGGTGTAGGTCGCCTCGATGTCCGGCGCGTCATAAGTCGCGATGGCGGTTTTTGTTGCCGTTCCAGTCATGGCCCCGAAGCCGGTAACCTTTGGGCCGATGCCGCCCGGATCACGCCAGCGGTCGCCTTGCCAGGTCACCCAATACGGACGCCCCTGCGCGCGGCCCATCGGGTCCCAGCTATCGCCGTCCGCCGGAACTAGCATATTGCTGACCTTCAGCGTTGGTTCGGCTGCTAGCGCGACGGAGTAGGCTCCGCGGGGCCCGACAAAGAATGTGTCACCGTAACCCGCAAAGACGTTTCCGGCGGGCAAGCGCGGGAGTTTGATCTGAAACTTGCTTGCGTTCGTCAGACTGTCCACATAGTAAACGTCATTAGCAAACGTCGGCTCGAACTTGTCGCCCATCAGACAAACATCGCCCGAAGTCGGCAGCAGATAGCAATATGCCCCACTGGGCGCGATGCCTGTAAACACCGTGCCTTGGCTTACAAGACTAACGCCGGTATC